TAAATGTCATTTCCAGCAAATCCCCAAAAATCTTGTGATTGTATATCAGCAATAGTAGTCGGATTAGATGAATTTGGAACAGCAGTTATGTTATCTGTGCCAGTTCCATTACTATTAACTTGTGTGAAATTAAGGTGTGAAAATAATTGTGAAGCTCCTCCAAGAGGTATATCAGATCCATTTTCCTGAACTCTTATACCATCTAAATTTTGAGGTGTGACTTGATTCCAACGTATACCATTCGCATCTCTTTGTAGATAATATCCATTAAGTCCAGGTGAACCTGCCGAATCATATATGTTTCTATCAACATGAATACTTCCATCAAAATCTGCTTTTAATACACCGTGAGTGGCATTATCAATTCCAAAATCACCTGGACTTATCGTTCCAACCCCTAAAGTTCCAAGACCAGTGACTACAAGAGATGAATCTCCCTGATTAATTTGAAGTCTTTGTGAAGGTTGAGTGATTGCAACACCAACTCTGCCCGCATCAGTAACGACAAAATAATCATTTCCTACTTCAAGTAATGCATCAGGTTGTGTAGTTCCTATACCAACTCGACCTCCTACTTGACCATCAGAATCTGACGTAGTTGATATTGCAACAAATACTGTGCCAGCAGAACCAACATTAAGTCTTTGATAAACTGTAAGATAGTCCATATCCACTGGACCATAAAATGTCGAAAATCCAGTTACGTTAAAATTATTCTTGACAGAAACACTTTGAAGTTCTAAATCAGAATCAAAAACTACATCATCACTTGATATATCCGCATATAATTTTCCATAAACATATACATCATTTGTAAATTCAGTTACTTGACTGAATTGATTATTATCTGTTTCTTCATAATTTGGACTAGGTACTGGTCCATCCTTAAAACCAGTCATTATTAAAATCCTCCAGTGAATGCACTTTGAATAACATCACTACCAACTTTTGTACCTCTGAACACAAGTCCACCAAAAGTTACATTTCTTGGAGCTAAATTTCCTGTTAAGGCATTTGTAGATAAGTTAGGAGTATCGAAAAATATACTACTACTTCCTTTTACAACTACATTTTTTTTAGATTCTAATCTTAAACTTTCGTCAGCATCAACAATTATACTTTTCCCTTTTATTTTAACATCTCCATTTTTCATTGCAGTTATTGTTACATCTCCACCTTTACCAATAATATTTACACAAGCTCCACCATTTTTTGTAACGCCACCTGTTATAGACACGCAATCATCATTAAAAAGATTAAACTGTCCATCCTCAGATAAACTAATATGATTTGTTGTATTATTCTTTTCTGCTATTAAAGACCATATAGTACCTCCACCATAACCATACTCAGGATTTGCAGAATCAATTCTACAGTGAGGTCCTAATGAAATATGATTTCTTTGTGCCCAGTTTTGTAAATCTTCAGGTCTTGTCATTTAAATATCTCCTGTCATAATATTTATTATGAGAATGTAAGTTCTGCCCATGTTCTAACTGAAGATGTGCTATTCACATCATTATTTAAATGGTTAAAGGCATCAACACGATAATAATAACCAGTTGGAACCCAGAATACTGATGTTACCCAAACATTATTTGCGTTTGCTGAACCATTATCACGAGCAAGGAATACTTCTGAATAAGCATTTGTTGCTGCACCAATTTTTGATACTGTATAATTTGACCAAGTGGGAACAAGTGTTGTTGTAATTATATACATCAATTCACCTGTTGTATTTTGGTAATCAGTTCCTAATGATCTTGATGGAGTTGCTATACTTGCAGTTGATAATGAACCTGTAGAACCTTTCTCACCAATTTCACCTTTTGTTCCAAGTTCACCCTTCTGACCTGTAGTACCTTTATCTCCTACACCTATCTCACCTTTTTCTCCTTTTTGTCCTACACCTACCTCACCTTTTTCTCCTTTCTGACCAACTTCACCCTTAACACCTTTTGCTAATACATCTCCTTTTTCACCTTTATTACCTTGAGCTTCTACCGAACCCTTTTCTCCTTTTTGTCCCTTTTCTCCTTTTTGCCCTTGACTACCAGTTAGACCAGTCGGTCCTTGAGGACCTTCAACACCAGGTTCTCCTTTTGCACCAGGATCTGGTATTCTTTTCCAAGCATATCCAGTCCAAGTCCAACTTGATGTTCCATCTGAATGAACATCATTTATATTTGGTGAATTAGGAAAATTAATAGCCATATCAATATTTATTAGTAGCCTGAGTACCCACTTGTTCCCGAAGACCCGCTATTATTAGAATTATTATCAGAAACAGAAGTGTTACTCTGTCCAGTCGTTTGTTGATTTGTGTTGTTAGTTGTGTTAGTTTCAGTAGTGCTACTTGAAGTAGTCTGGGTTGTGGTGCTGGAAACATTTGTCGGTACGGTTGTGGAAACATTAGAAATTACAACATTTGAGGCTCTACTTTCAGATGGTGTATCATATATTATAGCATGTGGAGAAGTAGTGTGTGCTACACCTACCATTTTAACTCCTGTAGTGGGATGTACATGAAAAGGTCCATAATATGGATCACCATTCACAAATCCTACTATCCCATCACGGGGTGTTATACAATCAATCACTTGTTTAATTTCACCTTGATATTGTGGTCTAGGTGATATCTGTGGTTTTAATATTGCACCAAATCCTGTTGAAGTTTGAATTGATAACTCTGGTAGATTAGTGATAGGTATAACATCTGTATTTTCAGAATTAGAGGGGATAACATTTAATATTTTACCATTATCATCTAAGAAAAATATATATTCATTTCCTACATTGTCAGTGATAACATCATTTCGTTCATAACTTTCACCTGAATCCACAACTACTACATGGTCAATAGTATAAGAATCATTACTATTTTCCTCAATAACTGGATAATTTTCACCAGGTGTCACTACAATAACATCTGTCACTTGTCCAAACGTTGGTGATTTTTGATCATAATCAATTATTGCTCTTGCATTTGCACCATAACCATTATCACAAGCGTCTTTAATTTCTACCAATGGAGGAACGGTATATCCTTCGCCTGGATTAGTTATTTTAATACCAATGATGCTTCCAGTTTGTTGTGCAAGAGAATCACCAACTATTGATCCAACAATTGATTCTGCTGCAGCATTCTTTCCATCTCCACCAAAAAGATTTACACTTATTTTTTTACAATCTAATGGAGGTCCAGTGTAACACTCTCCTAAAACGCTACTAAATCCTTGTGTACTTACGTTTGGATTTAAAAAATCAAATTCACCAAGCAATGATCCTGCTATGCCACCTGGTGCACCTGCTGCTTCCTGTATTGCGAGAGCAGCATTTGCTATTTCCATAATTGTCCCGCCAGCAATGCCTGGTATATTTTTCGCACCTTTTCCTAATGTCCATATATTTGTCTCAACTGGAGTACTATCATTAGTTACACATTTAATAATTTCTTGTATACCTATTAATCCTTCTGCTTTACTTCTTAAATCATTTACTAAATTAAATCCACCTAAAATACTGCCAACACCTGATAACTCAGGTCCTAATGCATCATTTATTCCATCTACTATTTTATTAAATAATGCTCCAACAAATTGATCTGCTATACAGGGTGTAAAACTAACAACATTATCAAGAAAACTAGTTAACAATGAAGTAACATCAGGTAGCATATTATTTGCAACTGCTTCTAAAACACAGGGTAATTTTTTTTGTAAAGATGCAACAGCAGGAACCATCGCAGTTTGTGCTGCTGTTCCTGCCTTTTTTGCAATAGCTGAATTTTGTGTGGCTAACAATGTAAGACTGTAAACTTCATTATATTTTTGATGCAAACCAGAATTTAATTGTGGGATAAGAGAATTGGTAGCAGATTTTGTTAAATCACCTGTAAGTTGATTAGATACAACAGTTATTTTTTTTGATGCCTCTGATATAATTTTACTTCTTTGTTGAGGTGTTGCATCTGCAACATCTTTGACCGCATTTTCTAAATCATTACTAATTTCTTCAGATGCAGGAGTTCCTGCAAATGATACATTCTGACCGACTGCTTTTGAAACTGTTCTTTCATTTTTTTCATATCCTATTATTCTTCCACGACGATTCTTTATGGGTTTTCCTTTCTCATTTAATTTTTTTTCTAATTTTTTATCTACTATTCTAGGAGACTTTTGTGAACTTTCACCAGAAGCATCACCTGTTTCATCTGAAACTAAAAGTTTTCCCTCTGGTTTAACTTCATCAGTATATCCAGTAAAGGGAACAAATGGTGATTCTCCTTGATTTATTACATACTTTGAATTTCCTATAACACCAAATATCACAGGTTGTTGTGCATCATCACCATCTAAAAAGAAACCAACTACAACATCACCAGGTGCTAATTTAATTGGTTTAAAATTTCCTGCCTTACCCGATCCAAGTTGAGGTGATAATATAACTTGTGCCCAAGGTAAATCATCATCAGATAGTTCTGTAGTATTTTGAGGATGATACCCCATAATACGAACTTTAACACGATTTCCCCATGCTTCTGGTCTTTGTCTGTATTGCAATAACCAAGACTTTTTACCAGGAACTTGACCAATCCACCATCTAAATCCGTCTCTTCCTAAAAAATTACTTTTTAATAGATTATTTTCAATCATTTATCTCTTTTCCCAAAAGTATCTCTAACAAGTCTCAATTTAGTAAATGAACCTTTGTTTTCATAATAATGTACCAATTCTTTTATCATATATAGACCACTTTGTTCATCATCTGATACTTTATTCTCATCTACTGTTACTTTAGCAAATTTACATTTAATAACATCTCCAGCTGATAATAAAGTATTTAAAGGTATTGTCATAACAAGTTGTTGAGTGAATAAAATATTGTATCTCATCATTGATTGGGAATGATATTCCATAGGATCTGCATTTTGTTTCAATGAATTTTTATCTTTCTTCTCAATAGTTCCAAAATCTAATACACCTGTCATAAACCTACTTGGAACATTACCAAGACTTTTTCCACTTTTATCTACAGGAGGTAAATTGATTTCAAAATCTGAACCAAGATTTTCTACTTTTTTTGAATAATCTGATACTCTAAAAATACCTTGTTGAGGACTTGTAAATGTAGAGTCAACAGGATTATAATACATTCTATAAGTGCAATAGGCACCTCTTTCAAGATTATTAATTAAGTTTTGATTTTTATTTGTTGCGTAATCCAGAATTTTAAAATCTTTATTAGGATCTTCACTATCAACAACTTTAGGTGAGTAAATATATTCTTGTGAAGAAGGTTCTGTTGATATTAGATTATCAATTGATTTAAAATTAAATCCTTCTTTTGTTTCAAAGAAAAAATATCCAGCAGTTGAACTATTACCTGCCACTGTACCAGGAACTGATTTAGACGCTAACCAAGTTAAAATTGTAAATGGTTTTTTCATATTTCCAATAAATCCATATGGATTTTCAGTTTTATCAACATTTAATTCTTTTTCTGATAAAAGATATTCTTTAACTATATCTCTAACACTATCTGAAATAGGTTGAGAAGATGGAAATTTTTTACCAACTCTTGATGTTTCATTCGTTATTGCTTCTCTTGATACTAAATTTAAAGTGAAAATTTCTTTTTCTGGATCAATTATTACATCAGTAATTGATGCAACATAAAACTCATTTCCTAGATTAGTACTAAACTCTAAATCTAAATTATTTTCTGAATTTGAAGCTATCTTAATATCTACTTTTTCTCCACCTCTTAATGGAAGTCCGTTATACAATGAAGAATAACCACCATCCCCATCTGGAATAGTGTTTCCTGTGTTAGTTACTAACACTTGTGCTGTGACCATTGGGGAAAATAAATTTTCAAAGTAACTGAATGTTATCACACCACCTTTTATATCAGCGGATTGAGATCCGTCTGCTGACGTGATTTCAAATCTTTCATATAAACTTCTATCTATTGCTGACATTATGTGTACTTAAGAGAACTAACACTTTGTAAATCAAGTAACATTTTATCACTTGATTGTTTTATAATCATCGGAAAAGATGATTTTTGCCCACCATTCATAACTGAGGGTTGACCTTGATTTATTGGTTTTTCAACAATCATAATAACATTCTTTTTCTTCTTTGTACTAGGTATTTTCATTTCTTTTCTTCTTACGGGTATAATACCTATGCTTTTATTTTCATCTCTCTTAAAATTATTTTGTCTTATATTTGTTTTTTCAGGTTTACCAGCAACTAAATCTGAAGTATCAATAGAAGATAAGGGAGGTGGTTCAGATACAGGTGCAGGTGAAACATTACCAGGATCTAAGTTTGATATTAATTTTTCGGAGTCACCAAAAACACCTTTTACTCCCTCTAGTTCTGATTCATCTTCTTCATCATTTTGAGCGATTAATTCATCGTTTGGAATAATTGTACCACTTTGTTCAGGTACAAATAATTCTAAACCTCTTTCACCAACTGTATAGGGTTTACCTTTTTCAACATCACCACCATCTGCTCTTGGTTCAACATCAGGAGTCTGTGTTTCTACTATTATGTTCTCTTGTTCAGCAGCTACTTGCTGACGTTCATTTGCCTCTCTATCACCTGGTTCAGGTGCTAGAGCAGTTTCTACTTTTTTATTTTGAGTTTCTTTTCTATTATTTTTCTCAATTTGATCAGCATATGCACCTGCCTGACTTATATTTTCATCATTAACAAAATCTGATATTGATAATCTAAAATCTTTATCTAATTTGGATAAACTTGAGTTTGTTTTTTCAGTTGCTTCTTGAACCTTTTTCCTTTGACCACCAAAGTCCATTCTAGTAAAAGTGTTTAATAAATTTACTATTGGTGCACTAATCGCTTTAAAAAATGTTCCAAGACCATCAAGAAATCCACTTAAAACTCCTACAACTCTTTTTATTAATTTGAATAAACCCTGTATTTTATTCAATATCATTGGAAGATTAATAAGTGCCCAACCTAAAAGAACGACTCCTAAGAAATCAAGTATTCTTCCTAAAAATCCTCTTGTGCTTCTTTGTATTAAATTACCTTGTTTTCTTGTAGTACCCGTGATTGATGATGATTCTAATTCATCCTCTCTATCTTTTCTTCTTACATTCTCTCTTCTTTTTGCAAAGAATTCACCATCTTTTCTTATTAATGTACTTTTAAATAAATTTTGTTCTCTTGTTTGTTTTAATATCTCTTGTGATTTTTGCCTTGCACCCGATATTCCTTTTGAAAAAGAATTAAAACTATTTCGAATTGTATTAATACTTATTGAAGATTTTCTTAATGAATCCCTACGTGAATTGATAGACATATTTTACACTCCGTAGGTAGCAGTTGCAAATAACGTATGAGGGTTATTATTATCAAATGAAATTGAAGGAATTTGTGTTCCAGAATCAGGTGATCTATCCATAGAAATTTGTGGAGTATTATTTGATCCAGCCAATGCTGGAATATTAATGATTGATGGTTCACCTTCTCTCGTATCAGAAATATTCATTGCTTTTTGTTCATTATTATTTTCAACTGGAGTAACACCTGCTATTTTTTTATTAAATTCTTCCTCATTGTAAAAATCTTTATATGTTAACTCTGGCAATTCAGGTTCAGATTTTTTACCAAATCCAAATAAACTTTGAATACCTCTGAATAAACCTTTCATTGCTTGCTCACCGATTAATCCACCGATTAATCCACCAATGAATGCACCTGGTATTGCACCAATTCCTCCAAAGAATGCACCAATCGCTGCTCCAAGTGAGGCACCAATTTTAGCACCAGCAGCAAATCCAGCAGCTGCAGCTAATGCTCCTCCAATTCCCTCACCACTTGCCAAATTAAAAATAAATGTTAAAAATGGACCACCAATCTTTCCTAATATTTTACCTGCACCTGTCTTTAGGAATGACATTATACCTTTTTTTGCACCAGTTTTTGCTACAGATGGTGCTAATTTTTTTGTTATAGTTCTACCGCCCTCTACTGCTGGTTTTTGTCCAAAAAATCCTTTTATCTTATCAACACTTCTACCAAAAAATCCTTTTGCCTTGACTGCATCATCGGCACCTTCTATAACTAATTTCTGTTTACCATCAACTAGTTTTCTTACAAATTTTGGTTCTTTAACTAATTCCTTGTTAATTACCCTTGGTTCTCTTAATGTTCTTAATCCTTCTGCACCACCAGTTACTCCAGCACCACCGAGAGCACCACCTAATAGTCCAGCACCAGCACCACCGACAGCACCACCAATACCACTACCAATTGCTTGTCCAACAACGAGTCCTAATAATCTTCTTACACCACCTAATGCTAGTTTTAGTATTCCACCAAATGCAACTCTTGCAACTGTTCCTACAAATCTAGCAAGTAAATTAATAGTTACACCTATCCCTATTTGTAATGCAGTTATTGTTCCCCCAATTAAAAGTAACCCTTTTGTAAATTTTGATTTTAATTCATTTATTTTTTCGGTATTTCCTTCTGATAGAGCTTGTAATAAATCTATTCCTGTAGATGTTAACCATCCACCTGCAAGTATGAGGAAAAAGTCTTGAAGTCTACCTAAAATTCCTCTAGTCTTTGCAGCAACTCTCCTTAATGGTGATGTTAGTGCAAATTGTATTTTTCTTTCTAATGCACTTTCCTTACCCTCTCTCAACCCTTGCTCTGCTAATATTCTCTCTCTATTTTGTTTTGCTGCCTCTCTTTGTTTCTCTAATCTTTCATTAAGTGCTAAATTTTCTTTAATACCATTTAAAGAAAAATTCAATGAAGCAATTTGTGTAGAAACTGATTGTAATTGTCTTGATATACTTGTTAAAGTTAATGAATTTTGACTTAATAAGTTTGTAGTAATTGGATCTGGTTTTGCTTGAACTGATTCTTGACGCTGAACTGGTCTAAAAACACTAGAAGATACCGACCTTCTTACGGCTCTTATTCCTCCTGCAATTGGTGATCCAAATTCATCCATTTGATTCTTGTTGTGCTTTTAAATTTTCCTCTTCGATATGTTGTTGGAGAAGTGAAACATAGATTTCTCTCTCCCACGGTATCATATTTTCAAGTTCAGTTAAACTATATTTATGGTGCTGTATCATAGCAAAATTTAGTTTATAGTATGACACAAGATCTTCATGTGCCATACTTATCCGAAAAAATTCTGCAGCCCCTCTAATACTATTTCACTTTCAACCTTTGTATTTGGATTAGTAACTTTAACTGTATGAGATAATTTAGGCATCGTATCAAAAAACTTTTCAATCTCTTTGAATTGAGAGGAATTTAATTGTTCAATAAACTCCATAAGTTCTTTTTTTGTACAATCTTCTTGTGTCCAAGATTCCTCTTCAGAATAAACTTGATCCACACAAGATGCAATAAGTTCAAAAGTATCATCAACCTTCATATCATCCATAGTAAAATTACTTTTAATGAATTCTGACAATGAAGGATATCTCATTCTAAGTGTAAATTGGTCATCCAATTTAATATCAGGACTATGTTCATCAGACTTTTTAACTTGAATTGAATCAATGTTAATAGACATAGGAACTTGTGTTTTTTCATCATCTGGGCAAGTTACCATCACTTCAATATCTTCTCCAACTGATTTTCCACGAATATTTAAAAACAAATATTCAATGTCGAATGTTGAAAGTTTCTCAACCTTAATACCTCTTGATAAAATACAAGATGCTATGATATTTTTAACAGCATTTGCAATTTGTTTTTGATCTTGAGATTCTAATGCAATAATAAGGATTTTTTCCTCTTTTACAAGAAAAGGTCTATATTTAATTTTTTTATTTGACGACGGTAAAACCAACTCATATGTTGGTGTCGAAATTTTTGGTAAAGGCATAATATTCTAAGCACTTCAGTGTGATTATTTATAGTGGTTTATGAAATCGTTAATCCACTTCCACCTAACGCTTGTCCAGCGACATTTGGTGGATTAACTGTTCCTGTAATACCTGAAGTCATTATTTGTACATTACCTGAATTATTCATTATCCCTTGTTGATTTCCATAAAGTTGATTCAATTGACCATTTGTGATTGAACTTAATTTACCTGAGTTAGCATCGTATGTATTTCCTCTACCAAAAATATTATTATATGCTTTTAATAAATCTCTTATAAGTGAAGTTGATTCTCCACAAATATATCGATCATAACTAAATGCTACAGATGCCTTTAAAACTTGAGAACCTTGATATGATACTCTAGTAGAATTAAGTGATAATGGAAATAATCCTATAAATTTATATTCTAGAAATCTATTATAATCTCTTTCAAATTTAACAATTCTTGTTTCATTAGATTTATATTCTGAAGGATAATTTAATTGAAAATGATAACTATCATTTGCTGGATCTGGAATTGCACCAGTAATATACTCCATCCAATGTTCAATAAATTTTAATGAAGTGTAATCATTATCAACGTAAAATTCTAAATTTATCTGTGTAAAATTTCTTGTATGTGCGAATCTCTCAATTACACCCTGAAAATCACCAGCAACATTTACAGCTGCCATTGCACTACCTGGTAAAACCGCATCACTTACTAGTAACCCTGCATCTTCTGCAACAAAACGATCATTAATACCCTTTCTTCTTAAATATGATCTTAAATCACTTATTGGTAAGGCAAATTTGACCAGATAATGTGAACTCTGGGCAACATTTTGCATTCTCGGTAAATATTCTGATATTCTTCTCGGTCTTGGTGCTGGCACTCTAAATACAACTATAGTATAGTTATTTAGATGGCTTATAGGGGAAAATACTACCCATCCTTTCCCAGAAAATATAAAGGTGATCCGACTAATATCATTTATAGATCACTTTGGGAAAGAAAATTTATGGTGTATTGTGATAAGAATACTAAGATTCTTGAGTGGGGTAGTGAAGAAATTGCTCTTCCATATATCTCACCTCACGATAGTCGTGTTCATCGTTACTTTCCAGATTTTTATATAAAGGTACAGGAAAATACAGGTAAAATAAAAAGATACCTTATTGAGGTTAAACCTCTCAAACAAACAACAAAACCAAAAAAACCAAAAAGACAAACTAAGGGTTATATCCGTGAAGCATTTGAATATGCAAGAAATCAAGCAAAGTGGAAAGCAGCAAGAGAATATTGTGCTGATCGAATGTGGGAATTTAAAGTAATTACAGAAAAAGAGTTAGACATATGAGTCGTATAGATCCTATAATGAAAAGATTTATCGGTAATGAAAGTGCCGATGATTTAGCAACAGATATACTC